AGACGATGATTACGTTGTAGCTGATCCAGATGCTGAAGATGTAGAAGATGAAGAACTTGATATTGATGACGAAGATCTTGATATTGATGACGAAGATCTAGAAGTCGATGAAGATGAAGATGAAGAATACGACGAAGATGATGAAGTAGAAAACTAAAATCATATAAATAATTAAGTACGGAAAGTAATATGAAACTATTTACTGAGCTCAGAAAAAAGATGCCACCTGGAGAACATGTCCGGGATTTTAAAGTAGGCAAGATAGCAGTAATGATTCATAAAGATAAGGGCAAGTTTATCGCCTATGTCGATGGTGATAGACTTGATGCTTATAGAACACAAAAAGAGGCAGAGAAAGCTGCCTCCCAATTTGTAAAACAGTTTGGAAAAATGTAATGAAACTGATCGCAGAATATACTGACCACGACATCGAATGTATCGTCGAAGCGAAAGACGGTAAGAAGAGCTACGCTATCGAAGGTGTTTTTGCTTCAGCTGAACAAAAGAACCGGAATGGCAGAATCTATCCAAAAGAAGTCATGGAGTCTGCGGTTAACAAATATATTGACGAACAAGTTTCAAAAGGTAGAGCTGTTGGTGAACTCAATCATCCTGAGGGACCAACGATCAACCTAGATAAAGTTTCTCACAAGATTGATTCTCTTAATTGGAAGGGGAACGATGTTGTTGGAAAAGCGACAATACTGGCAACTCCTATGGGTAAGATCGTTGAAGGTCTTCTCGATGGCGGGGTTAGGGTTGGCGTTTCAACTCGTGGTATGGGAAGTCTGCAAAGAGGTGGCGATGCCATGATGGTCGGTAAAGACTACATGCTCAACGCTGTCGATATCGTACAGGATCCATCTGCACCAAATGCATTTGTTAATGGAGTTATGGAAGGTGTTGATTGGGTTTGGAATAACGGTATCATCGAAGCAAGACATATTGAACAAATGGAGACTGAAATTAAGAAAGCTCCACGAAAAGATCTCTATGAGGTACAGATTCGTGAGTTTAAAAATTTCCTCTCGTTACTCAAATCAAAATAATAGGAGTCAATTATGACTGATCAATATACTGAGGATCAAGAAGTTGAGCTCCACGATGACGTTGAGAACGAAGACGAAATCGCGGAAGCTATGCATGGCGGTATGAAAAAGAAAAAAATGCCAGAAGCTATGCATATGCATGGTGGCATGAAAAAGAAGAAAATGCCAGAAGCCATGGGTCACGATCCGAAGAATGCTGAAGCACAGTCAGTAGCCTCTGTAGATAAAGCTGGTGATGCAACTGGAAAAGCTCCGTTGCCTTCACAAGGTACAGCTACACACAACACTAAGCAAGATCCAATGCCTAAGACTAAGTCTGGCATGATTAATGCTATGTATCATGAAATGAATAAGATGAAGAAAAAGGATCTTATGGCTGCATATGGTGGGATGATGAAGCAAATGAATGCATCTTATCATATGGAGAGTGTTGAGGCAGAGGAAACCGAACTTCAGTATCAGGCAGACTTTACAGACGACCTAAATGCTCTAATTAATGACGAAGCTACTTTGTCAGAAGAGTTTAAGACAAAGGCAGAGACAATCTTCGAAGCAGCTATTAAGCATAAGCTGTCTGAAGAGATCGATCGCCTTGAAGCAAAGTACGATGAAGAGCTCTCAGAAGAGCTTGAGTCTACAAAAGCTGACATGGTCGAAAAAGTCGATTCATACCTCAACTACGTAGTTGAACAGTGGATGGAAGACAATCAAGTCGCTATCCAGTCAGGCTTGCGTGCCGAGATTGCAGAAGACTTCATGACAGGACTGAAAGGCCTGTTCGAAGAAAACTACATCGAAGTACCAGAGTCTAAGGTCGACCTAGTTGATGACTTGGCAGATACAGTTGAAGAGTTGGAAGACAGACTCAACGACACAACTGCACAAGCAATTACTATGGCTGAAGAACTTGAGCAATACAAGCGTGATGCAATCATTCGTGAATCTGCACGCGATCTTGCTGAGACTCAAGTTGAGAAGCTAAAATCACTCGTCGAAGATATTGACTTTGAAGACGAAGAAACTTTCGCGCAGAAAGTAGAAACCGTCAAAGAGTCATACTTCAATAAAGAAGTCAAAGAGTCAGCTGAAGCTGAGTTCCAGGATGAGCAAGGTGGAGATTCTCCAATCCAAGCTTCTGGATCTATGGCATCATACCTTTCAGCTCTCGAAAAGACAGCAAAATAAAAATAGGAGTTCCTAGAAATGATGGAATCATACGATCGTTTGATCGAAAAGTGGTCACCGGTCCTCGACAATGAGACAGCTGGATCGATCACAGATAGCCACCGTAAAGCTGTAACAGCTGCGGTATTAGAAAACCAAGAGCGTGCATTCAATGAGGAAGCTGCACAACAGCAACACCTTACGGAAACACCCTCTAACGCAACAGGCAACGCTGCTAACTGGAACCCAGTTCTGATCGCACTTGTTCGTCGTGCTATGCCTAACCTCATGGCTTATGACGTCTGTGGTGTTCAGCCAATGACTGGTCCTACTGGCCTCATCTTCGCTATGAAGTCTCGTTATCAGACTTCTACTGGTGGTGCTGAGCGTGGCGGCGCAAGAACTGAAGATACAGAAGCTTTGTTTGACGAAGCATTGACTCAGTACTCCGGAGACTCTGGAACTGGTCAAGGTACAGCTGGTCCTTCTGGCTTAACTGGTGTTTCTGATACAGACAATGACTCTTCATTGCTTGACTCAGAAGCAACTTACGTACCAACTGTTGGTGCCGGCATGACTACAGCTAAGGCTGAAGCACTCGGATCTGGTGGTTCTTCTCAAGCATTTGCTGAGATGGGCTTCACCATTGAGAAGGCAACTGTGACAGCTAAGTCACGTGCTTTGAAGGCAGAGTACAGCTTAGAATTAGCTCAAGACTTGAAAGCGATTCATGGTCTTGATGCTGAGACAGAGCTTGCAAACATTCTGTCTACAGAGATTCTTGCTGAGATCAACCGTGAAGTTATTCGTACGATTAACTCACAGGCTAAGTTCGGTGCTCGTCAAGATGGTATTGACACCAAGGGTATCTTTAACTTGACACTTGACGCTGACGGCCGTTGGTCAGTTGAGAAGTTCAAGGGTCTGATTGTGCAAATCGAAAGAGAAGCTAACACAATCGCTAAAGAGACTCGTAGAGGTAAGGGTAACTTCCTCATCTGCTCTTCAGATGTTGCAAGTGCACTCGCTGCTTCTGGCATGCTCGACTACTCACCACAAATGTCAACTAACTTGAACGTTGACGACACTGGTAACACATTCGCTGGTGTTCTGAATGGACGTACACGTGTGTACATTGATCCATTCTCAACTGTAGACTATGTCACAGTCGGTTATAAGGGTACTAACCCATATGACTCTGGTATCTTCTACTGCCCATACGTCCCACTCACAATGGTACGTGCGGTTGGAGAGGACACCTTCCAGCCTAAGATTGGCTTCAAGACTCGTTACGGTATGGCTTCAAACCCATTCGTCGGAGCTTCTCCAGCCAATGGTCTGGCTTCTGCTAAGACTAACCAGTACTACAGAATCTTCCGTGTGGATAACATCCTCGCGTAAGTCTGATAGATACCATTATAATAATAATGTTTCTCCTTTGATAATTGAGGGCTTCTTCGGAAGCCCTTCTTTTTTGTATAAATAAAGATATGGCAAATTTAACAGAAAATTTTAATTACCTACAGCCCACCAGTTTTAAGCTGGTGCTTGACCGTACTAACTATCCAAACCTTGAGTTCTTCTGTCAAACAGTGACTCATCCTGGAATGTTAATGTCTGCGGCTGAGGTGCCATTTCGCAAAATCCAAGCGATTCCATTCCCAGGTGATAAGTTAACCTTCAACGAACTATCTGCTAATATTATAGTAGATGAGGAGATGCAAGGTTACGCTGAAATGTATAATTGGATAAGGAGATTACTCGACACTGATATGCAGGTTGCAACTTTAAGGAGCAGAACAAACCCTCCGCATTTCGCTGATATCACTTTACATATTTTAAACAGCACAAACAACCTGAGTAAACAGATCAGATACCTAGATTGTGTTCCAACATCTTTAGGCGATATACAATTTGAGTCAACTTCTTCAGGTGATACATATA